TTGTGGAATCGATGGTGTTCGATTCATTGATGCTCTACCCATGAATACCAGTATGGGTTTTCCCTTATTTGGTAAGAAGCATGCACATTTTCCCGAAGTTAGAGAGGGGGAAAAACTTATCACTAGAGAAATAGGTCCAGAAGTACGTAAAGAAATGGACAGACTTCTCTCGTGTTGGAAGGAGGGGAAAAGAGGATATCCAGTATTCTCGGCTTGCCTCAAAGATGAGCCTACCAAGCTCACCAAAGATAAAGTTCGAGTGTTTACAGCTGCGCCTGTTGCATTTGGTCTTTTCATTCGTAAGTATTTTCTTATGCCTTCACGTTTTCTTTCTTTGTACCCTCGTGAGGCTGAGTTAGCTGTTGGTATCAATGCTATGTCCCCTCAATGGCAAACTCTCATGGACTTTAGTGAGAAGTTTGCCAAAGATGGTGATGGTAATTTTGGCATGGACTACAGTGCTTACGATACTCGCATGAATTCTCAGATGACCCGGGACAGTATGGTCAGTTTGATTCAACTTTGCGAGATTGGTGGATATCCTAAGGAGGATCTTGAAATCATGAAAATGATGATAGCCGACTTTTGTCATCCACTAGTAGAATTCAATGGGACTTTATTGCAATTCTACAACATGAATACCTCCGGTAATAACATTACGGTTCAAATCAATTGCCTCGGCAATTCGAAGTATATTAGAATGTGTTTTTATCGGTTGGTCAAAGGCGAGATATCCTTTAGGAAATTTGTTGCTCTGATAACTTATGGAGATGACAATAAAGGGTCTGTTGCCAAACACATACGACATCTTTTTAACTTTTTCACTGTTCAGAAGACTCTTGCTGATATTGGTGTGACTATTACTCCACCAGATAAAGAGGCTGAAGGTAAAGCATTTTTCAAACTTAATGAATTGGACTTTTTGAAGAGGAGCTCTGTTTATCATCCTGATATTAATATGAAGGTTGGTGCCCTTGATCCGATGTCCATTTATAAAAGTTTGCATTGCAATTTGAAGAGTGAAGGAGCTACTAAGAAGGAGGTTGCCATTGGTTGTTTAGAAGGCGCCTCACATGAGTGGTGGGCTCATGAACGCGAGACTTATGAGGCTCGCATGGAAGAACTTCGGAAGGTTGCCGATATGGTTGACCTTCCTGTGCCAGCTCTCCACTATTCGTTTGATGAACGAACGAATGTCTGGCGCGAAAAATACCTTGAACTCTAATTATTCTGGATTACCAATAGATGTACAATTAGGCTTTATAATTAGTTTTAAATATATGTGTTTACATATTTGTATAAATTAGTACATGTTTATATACCCCAATTTTTCCTGTATCAAATAATAATAATATGAAGAGGAACCCTCCAACCTCAGAGGAGGGGCGTAAGGTCCAAGCGCTGGTTGGACAAGCGGTGGATTCCGCGACCACTATTTTTGAATTGATCGGTGATGCTATCGTTGGAATAGCTTCTTTGTTTGCTATTGCTTTGCTTGCCGAAAAGCATAATAAGTGGAAAAATATTGAACCTGAATCTAACGAAGGTAATCATCCTGATAATCTTGGTTCACCCACATCGACTGAACAAAATGTAATGTTTAGTGATGCACACCCTGGTTTTACTCAGAGTGTTGCTAATGACGTCGATGTCGTTAGAGATCAGCCCCTACTGTCGGACGCAACTTTAGATGAGTTCTTCAGTAGACCAATTAAGATCAAGACATTCACTTGGGGAGTCGGAAACGATTTCTTCGAGACGTTTGACCCTTGGTCGTTATATTTTGAGGACCACAGAGTTCTTAATAGGATTTCTAATTATAAGTTGATGAGAGCCAAAATGTGCGTGAAATTTGTCATTAACGGCAATGCGTTTCATTATGGACGTTTACTCGCTTCTTATAATCCGTTGCATACTCAGGATCAGTTCACGGTCATTAGGCAATTCTTTGACCAAGATCTGGTTCTTGCTACACAGCGTCCACATGTTTTTCTGGATCCCACAAATAGTCAAGGTGGAGATATGGAGTTACCGTTTTTCACATATTTCAACCTTTGCGACATTACTAATCAAGATTGGCA